TAGTAATTGGAAATATTACCAACAAAATGATGGAGGCTTGTGAAAATGGTAGTTAGTGAAAAAGAATTGATGTTTGAATATTTGGATGACCTGCGTGAAAGTGGTGAAGTGAATATGTTTGGTTCAGGTACATATCTTCAATCCGCATTTGGTTTGTCCAGATACGAAGCGAAAGATGTTGTTATGGAATGGATGAAAACTTTTGGAGAAAGAAAAAATGGGAACTCGTAGTTTGACTTTTGTGTATGATGGTAAAGAACCTATGATTAATATGTATCGCCAATATGATGGTTATCCGTCAGGTCACGGAAGTAATTTAGCAGAATTTCTAAATTCGTTTGATGCTATTGTGAACGGCATATCTGTTGGTGATAACCGTAAAATTGCAAATGGTATGGGTTGTCTTGCCGCTCAATTGATTGCACATTTCAAAATTGATGTTGGAGGATTTTACATGTATCCTGTAACCGCAAAAGATTGTGGACAAGAATATGAATACCATGTGTATGAAAATAAAGTGGTTGTGAAGAATCCAACCGAAGTGATTTTTTCTGGCACATGGAGAGAATTTAATGAATTTTGTTCTGCTGAGGAATTAGCATGATTTTAAATTTGAATGATTTTAGTTCTCCTGGTTTTTGTTCTTTGTATAAAAGTATACCAATGGTGAAATATACATCGAAAACCAGGAAGTTGATTCGCAATGTTATTGGGCAACCTGTGCGATTCAAATTTCGGGGACCTCGACCAAAAAAGTATGGAAGGTCGGCAAATACCCGTCAAAGTGGTTGCCTAAAAGAAGATGCGGTAACATTTTCGGTATACTTGCGATAAGGTACTTGACAATTGTTCCGTGTTGTGTTATACTGTTATTTCTAAATTGATAAAAGGAGTTTTATATTATGGCTCGTGGTAAATCTGATAAACTTGCACCGTTTCAAAAATTGATGACCGTTATGGCATCTGGCAAAGCAGTAACGATTGACGAAATCGATGCTACTCTTGGTAAAGAGATTCATATGTATCGTTTGTCGACCTATATCTGGTTGATGAAAACTAATGCTAATGCTGTCGTTAAGGCAATCAAAGATGGTCGTAAAATCACCGCATATCAAATAATGAATGTGGCTGATGTGAAAGATTATTTGAAGCGTGTTGGCGCAACATCGTTTACACCTGGTCAATCACAAAAGATTGTCAAGGCTAAAACCAAGGCTGCACCTGCACCTAAGGTTGCTAAACTGAAAGATTTGAAAGCACAACCTGTTGCTGAAGAAGTGAGTGCTCATAGAGGCGAAGTCCGCTCATTCTTAAACAACAGAAAGCTCGCTGTGAAGCGCCTTGTGTGCCCCTTAGCAAATATGATTAAGGAATCACCATGAGTGTATTAGATTTAAAAATGAGACCCTTAACGGTGTTTGATGCTTCAGATAATGCTCATAGACAGTATTATGCAGAATTTGTAAAGCGTAAAACATGGGGGTATTGTCCTGTTAGATTTGCGGTTGAAGGTACAAACCAAACAGACTTGGTCACTTACATAGAACGGTGTTTGGTTGATTACTATACAATGAAAGAATTCAAAGTAAAGAATACATTAAGATGAATAGTAAAGAAAAAGAAATTATGTTGATTGCACAAGAAGAATGTGCAGAAGTAACACAAGCAATTAGCAAGTGTTTTCGATTTGGTTTTGATTCTGAATACGAAGCGAAAACCAATCGTAAAAGATTGACCGAAGAACTTGGCGATTTGCTTTGTATGATTGAGTTGATGATGCAATTGAAAATTGTGAATGAAAGTGCAGTTTATAGAGCGTCATTAGAAAAAAGAAATAAACTCGAAAGATGGTCAAACATCTTTGAAAAAGAATCTGAGGTACATTAATGAATTGGGTTCTTGTCGTTTGGTTAGCATCGTCAAATAATTATACAATTTATGAAAAGTTTCCTACACAAGCAGATTGTGTCGAAAAACAAGCAACTGTTATAAAGGCATTGAAACAGGCCGATTCTAAAATGAAAACAGAGTGTCGAATGAGAAAACCAGGTGATGTTTTTAATAAAAGTGATATTGTTGTTACAAGGTACATATTAAGATGAATGATTACCTCAAATATAGCGGTGCCTCTGTTATAATTCATTTGAACCCTTTACATTGGAAAGTTTTACCGTGGTTCAGAAAAGAAATCAATGAATATGCGACAGAAAATGAAAGAACATATAGTTTTACATTTCTGTTTTTAACGATTAGAGTTTGGATTGATGATGGGAGTTGGTAATGAAGTATTATAGTGAATTGTCAAATATTGAAACGCAAATCATTCGCTTGAGTGCAATGTCAAGCGTGTTGCGTGTAATTTCTATTGGTGCAGAACAAGCAAATGAAGAAGATGTGAGAAATGCACTTTGGTATATTGAAGGTTCGGTTGAAGATATCCATGATTCTTTGAATGCTCAATTTAATGAATTGTGGGAAGTGGTTTGTGATGATGATACGCCAAAAGAAAAACATAAAGGTGGTATGAAAAAGAAAAAGATGATGACCGATAGGGAACTACCATGAACATATTCTATCTTGACCGACATCCAAAAACCTGTGCAGAAATGCATTTGGACAAACATGTGGTTAAGATGATTATTGAATATGCTCAACCGATGGTGAAGAATATTTTGATAAGACCGCAAATGGTCGAAAAATTAAGCGTTGGCGTTTACATGATGACCGTGAAGGTCGTTTGATGAAAGCATCACATGTTAATCACCCATCAGGTGTGTGGGTTCGTGCCAATGTAGCAAACTACGGGTGGTTGTTTACAATGTGGGAATTCTTGTGCAAAGAATATACTTTTCGTTATGGTAAACAACATGCCTGTAGCCGTTTATTGAATTGTTTGAATGTTGCACCAAATAAAATACCTGGTGGTGATTTTTATCCGCCTACTCCTGCAATGCCAGATGATTGTAAAATTGCCGGTGATTCTCTCGCTTCTTATCATAAATATTATATTGAAAGAAAAATACACTTTGCTAAATGGACAAAGCGACCAGTACCTAACTGGTTCGCAACCGCTGTGAGTAATAATGCCAACATACCAATTTCGCAATACCCAAACTGATGAAGAATTTGAAGTCTTGATGAAGATTTCAGAGCGTGAAGAATATCTAAAAAATAATCCACACATTCAATCAATTATAACTGCACCTGCTTTAGTGTCAGGTGTTTCAACTTCTAACTCCAGAAGTGGTCGTGTTCCATCTGGATTCAATGAGGTTCTTTCTAAGGTCGCAGAAGCACATCCAACCTCTAAGGTTGCACAAAGATTTGGAAAGAAATCAATCAAACAAGTAAAGACGGAACAAATCGTCAAAAAGCATCTAGGATAACCGAAGTGAATTTTAACCATGTAAAACTAGATGCCTTAAATTTTGAATTAGAATCTGTAACAACCGAAAGTGGTAGAACATACAAGACGCCAACAGGCAATGTTTATCCGTCTATTACTACGGTATTGTCATCATATAATAAACAAGCCATTTATGAATGGCGACAAAGAGTTGGTGAAGAAGAAGCAAATCGTATATCTCGCAAAGCATCAGGTCGTGGCACCAAATTGCATAATACTGTTGAAAAGTATTTACTCAATGAAATGTCACCACTTCAAATGCACTCAGTAATGCCTGATACAAAAGAATTATTTTTGAAATTAAAACCTTTTTTAGATACGCATGTAAATAACATTTATGGCATCGAACAACCCTTGTTTAGTGATGAATTACGCCTTGCAGGAAGATGTGACTGCATTGGAGAATGGAACGGAGAAATCTCCATCATTGACTGGAAGACCGCAAATTACTCCAAAGAGAAAGACCAAATTGCCAATTATTTTATGCAAGCCTCAGCCTACGCAGAAATGTTTGGAGAACGAACAGGCATTTCCATTAACCAAATCGTAATTGCAATTGCCGTAGAAAATCAACAACCTCAGATATTCATAGAGGACAAAAAACATTACCTGGCAGGATTGAATAAATATATTGACAAGTATCATAATATCTGATACAATATTGTTTTATGTGGTGGTACGAACCGAGTATTCGGTAGCAAAGGCGAAAGCTGACCATCACACCTAATTCGTTGAAGGTAATTGAAAAGTGTTCTGGACTCGGGTTCGATTCCCGACACCTCCACCAAAAGGAGATATGATTGAAACCATATGAAGTAATAGTAATCACACTATTGACAATTTTGATTTTGGTTCATGTCTTTTTTTGATGGGGGTGACCTGGTTTCGACAGGGCAAAGAGTAGAAAACTGGAGAATCGCCATGACAAGGCGTAATAATCAAACCAAAGTAAACGCAAACGATGAAAAGTTCGCATTAGCAGCCTAAAAACTGCTTAGGGTTTCGCCAGTTCCTCGTAACAGAATACTGGCACTTTTATAAAAGGAAATTATTATGAAATCATTAGTCGCTCTAGTAGCTGCAACTTTTGCTGTAACCGCTTTGCTTTTGCTCAGGCACCTGCCAAGAAAGAAGAGCCAAAGAAAGAAGCACCAAAAGCTGAAGTGAAAAAAGAAGAAAAGAAGAAGTAATTCTTTATGGCTTGGGTGATGCCATAAAACAAATCACCCACAAATTATTTTATGAGATGCCATGAAAGTTTACATCAACAAATACAAAGACCATTGGATTAGTCCATATACAATTTTAGACTACATGTTCTTTTGGACAGACTGGTCAAAATGCAGCCGCAATAGTAGTATTCAATCTGCATTGGATGAACTAGATGGTAAATATAAATACATTGAGCATCCTGAATGGGTCGAAAAATGGTCTGACCGTTTAACACCTATTAGTCGTGCAATTCAATGGGTTTGGGATAAAGTTGACCGCAAGATTGATTATGTGAAGATTGATAAATGGGATACTTGGTCGATGGACCACACACTCTCATACATCATTCTTCCAATGTTGAAACAATTAAAAGAGACCAAACATGGTTCTCCTTTTGTTGATGATGAGGATGTACCAGATGAATTGAAATCTACATCCGCACCACCAAAAGAAAACGAATATGATACCGATGCGAATCATTTTAAGCGTTGGGATTATGTCCTCGATGAAATGATTTTTGCATTTGAACATAAAGTTGATGATTCTTGGGAAAATGCATATTGTTCAGGTGATTTTGATACCCTTTGGGTACCTGTCGATAAAGATGGAAATGAAGTTGCAAAAGGTGAACATAAGTTTTACCAGATGAAAGATGGACCAAAACACACCTACAAATGTGATTATGACGGAATAGAGATTGTGCATAACCGAATGAAAAATGGATTCCGTCTATTTGGTAAGTATTATCAAGGTTTGTGGGATTAAAAACCACTAAATATAATACTGGCACCACACACACTCGCCAGTATAACACACACAGGAGAAAACTATGTCAAATATGACACCATTCGAAATCCGATTGGATTTATTGAAAATGGCTCAAGGTATGCTTGAGCAAGATTATTATGGTAAGCGTGAGCAAGTCGCAAACGAATACGCTACAAAGTGTGAAGTTGCGAAAATACATGGAAGTGAAATACCGGCACATCCGGGATTCCCTCCATATCCTAGTGAAGCTGATATTATTGCCAAAGCGCAAATTCTAAACGGCTTCGTTTCACAAATCCCCAACAATACACAAGAAAAGACTAGCAAAAAGTCCACCTGATACGGGATTGGACCGCGGATTTTAGCATCTGCGGTCCTTAACTAATTAAGGAGAATTATGCAGGTTCGCATATTAATTACCTTTGTTGTTGCATTTATGATTTTGAGTTTTAGTGTTGCTATGGCAAATTTTGAAAGACCAAGTATGCCATATAAAGCATATTACAACAACTTAACAGAAGATACAAAAAAAGAAATTGAATGTTTAGCGGAAAATATTTACTTTGAAGCAGGTCACGAGCCTGATATAGGTAAAGTTGCCGTAGCATTTGTCACCATCAATCGTGTAAAAAGTAGTCGCTTTGAATCCGATATTTGTAGTGTCGTAAAACAAAAAATGGCAGGTGTTTGCCAATTTTCATGGTACTGCGAAGAAAGACCTAAGGCAATGTCGCAAGGTAGGGTCTTGACAAATAGTAACAATTCATTGTATAATGACATTAGAAATTTGGCAATATATGTTTATGCTAACTATGAAAGAATTGAGGACCCAACACACGGCGCTCTATTCTATCATGCAGATTATGTGAGTCCAAAATGGAAAAACATGGAAAAAACAGCAGTAATAGGCAGACACATTTTTTACAACAGAAAGGACTTAAAACAACTATGAACGCAAAGGTATCAGATTTAATTAAGTTAGATTCGACATTTGTTATTTGTTTGACATTAATTCTTTTAACCACAGTTGGAAGTATGTCGTATTATTTCATTAAAGATAGAACATTGATGGCAGGAAATATTGATGGTGCGATAGCAAAGGGAATTGACCCACTATCTGTCCGTTGTTCGTATGCCAAGAGTGATGATTTAATTTGTGTTGCATTTGCGGCTTCAGCACAATCACATAATGTAGCATCGTCCGCTAAAAAATAAAAAGGAGTTTTTGTTATGGCAGTTCAACAGTTGAGCATTAATCAACTATCGCAACCAGACCGTGAGAAGTTGTTTAAAATCGTAAAAGAATGTTCCGATTCAATGACACGAATCGAAGGTGAAAACGATTTTATTCGGGAGAGTATTGCAGAGACCGCAAAACAAATGCAATTACCTAAGAAACTGGTTGCGAAGTTGGTGAGAGTTTATCACAAGCAAAACTTTGATGAAGAAGTTGCTGTGCATGAACAATTTGAAAATCTTTATGAAACGGTGATAAAATGAAATATGTATTTAAACAAATCGATAATTATACTCCTTCAGAAACCACAATAGAATTTACTGCTGATTCACTAATGACAGTTTTAGAGCAGTTTGAATTTTTTCTAAAAGGTTCAGGTTTTTATTTCAATGGCAAATTAGACATTGTAAATGAAGATGAATGGAATGAAGATAATGATGGTGTTGAAGAATTTGAAACTCCTCAATATGATATTTTTTCTGATGAACAGGCAAAACAAAGATGGAATGCCACAATTCATTCATTGATGAATCCTCCTAGATTTCGTGCCAATGCAACCACTTGCGAAGTGTGCGGATTGAACAAAGAGATGATGGCAACACATCATTGTTATGACGATAATTGTCCTGTTCACGCACCACAATCAGTATGTAAAAGTGAGGAATAATGCCAACAA